CGGCATCAAGCTGATCAATCAGCAGCAGTACGACGGCATCGCGGTCAAGACCGTCACGTCAACGTACCCTCAAGTAATGTGGGTCAACATGACGTACCCCGACATTGAGATGTACATCTACCCGGTGCCCACGCGGCTGCTGGAGTGGCACTTTATCTCGGTGGAAGAACTGTCGCAACCGGCCACGTTGTCCACTATTCTGACGTTCCCGCCGGGCTACCTACGAGCCTTCGTCTACAACCTGGCGATGGAGATCGCGCCTGAGTTTGGTGTCGAGCCTCCGCCTCAAGTGCAGCGCATCGCCATGACGTCCAAGCGCAACCTGAAGCGCATCAACAATCCGGATGACGTGATGTCCATGCCGTACTCGCTGGTGGCCACTCGTCAGCGATTCAACGTGTACGCAGGGAACTACTAAGCCGTGAAGACGCCGATCCTCGGCTCCAGTTATGTGGCCCGCAGCGTCAATGCTGCGGACAACCGCATGATCAACCTGTTTCCGGAAATCGTTCCGGAGGCAGGCAAGGAGCCGGCGTTTCTCAACCGCGCGCCGGGGCTGCGGCTGCTGGCTACGCTTGGCGATGGACCTGTGCGGGGCATGTGGGCGTTTGGCGGCTACGGCTATGTGGTCAGCGGCGACAGTCTGTACAAGCTCACCAGCGCCTACACGGCCACGCTGCTAGGCACAGTGGCGGGCACAGGCCCGGTCAGCATGGCGGACAACGGCACGCAGTTGTTCATCGCGGCCAACGGCCTTGGGTACATCTACAACTCCAGCACCAACGTCTTTGCGCAGATCACCGACCCCGACTTTCCTGGCGCGGTGACTGTGGGCTATCTCGACGGCTACTTCGTCTTTAACCCGCCGGACAGCCAACGCATCTACATCACGGCGCTGCTTGACGGCACGCAGATTGATCCGACAGAGTTTGCCAGCGCCGAAGGCAATCCTGACGGTATTGTGGCGATACTGTCGAACTTCCGCGAAATCTGGGTGTTTGGCACCAACAGCATTGAAGTTTGGTACGACTCTGGCGCGTCGGACTTCCCGCTGCAGCGTATCCAAGGGGCCTACAACGAACTGGGCTGCGCGGCGGCGTTCTCCGTAGCCAAGATGGACAACGGCGTGTTTTGGCTGGGCCAGGACGCTCGGGGTGACGGCATCGTTTACCGTGCCAACGGATACCAAGGCCAGCGCATCAGCACGCACGCCGTCGAGTGGCAGATCCAGTCCTACGGCAACATCAGCGACGCCATCGCGTACACCTACCAGCAAGACGGCCACAGCTTCTATGTGCTGACCTTTCCGTCCGCCGGCAAGACCTGGGTGTACGACGTTGCTACCGGCGCTTGGCATGAGCGTGCAGGTTGGGAGAACAGCCAGTTCACGCGGCATCGCAGCAACTGCCAGATGTTCTTCAGCAGCGAGACAATCGTTGGCGACTATCAGAACGGCAACATCTACGCCTTCGATCTCGACGTTTACGCCGACAACGGCGACATTCAAAAGTGGCTGCGGTCATGGCGGGCGTTGCCCACGGGCCAGAACAATCTCAAGCGTACGGCGCACCATGCGCTGCAGCTTGATTGCGAGACAGGCGTGGGACTCAACGTCTACGATCCGCCTGAAATTGTTGAGACGGTTCTCGGGTTCTTGTTGGCCGAGGATGGGTCTATCATCACCACTGAAAGCGGTGTGCCGTTGACTGTCACTTCGTCGGCTGTGCTGACGACTTCCCCCAAGGTGATGCTGCGTTGGAGCGATGACGGCGGACACACTTGGTCAAACGAGCACTGGACGTCGATTGGGCGTCTGGGAGAATACGGCCACCGAGCGTTCTGGCGCCGGTTGGGCATGACGCTGAAGTTGCGTGACCGCGTGTACGAGGTCAGTGGCACTGACCCCGTCAAGATCGCCATCATGGGCGCTGAATTGCTCATCAGCGGCACCAACGCATGAGCCGCCCGGTATAAGATTGAGGACACCTTATGGCCAACGTCAAAATCAGCGAACTACCTGCCGCCAGCACGCCGCTATCTGGCAGTGAGTTGGTGGCAATCGTTCAAAGCGGCGCTACCAAAAAAGTGTCTGCTGGTTATCTGGCGGCTGCTGGGGCAGCAAACTTACCCAGCGCCATCACAGTGACAGCTTCGCCGTTTATTTACCAGAACACAAGTGGGTTTCCTGTTGACGTGCTGGTCAGCGGCGGTGGCGTATCCGCAATGGAGCTTTCCCGCGATGGAACAACTTGGTACAACGCAGGCGCTTTTTACGGCGCTATACCGTTGTCGCCCAACGACCAAATGCGCGTAACCTACGTCGCTGCGCCTACCATGACTCTCATCCCGAGGTAATCAAATGGCTACGCTCACCCCCGTCCCCAAGATCCAGTTCTTCGACGCCAACGGCAATCCCTTGGCCGGTGGTAAGCTGTACAGCTACGATGCTGGCACCACCACGCCAAGGTCAACGTACACCGACTACGGTGGCGGCACGCCCAACGCCAACCCTGTCATTCTTGACAGCCGCGGCGAGGCCAACGTTTGGCTGGATAGCGCACTGTACAAGCTCAAGCTGACGTCTGCCACCGACGTGGAGATCTGGACCGTTGACAACGTAGGCGGCGCGGCCACTTTGGCGCAACTTGCCGCGTCAGGCGGTTCTGCTCTTGTCGGCTTTATCCAAGCCGGCACTGGCGCAGTCACGCGCACGGCGCAAGCCAAGATGCGCGATGCCGTGAGCGTCAAGGACTTCGGCGCGGTTGGCGATGGAGTTGCTGACGATACGGCAGAAATTCAAGCGGCGATTGACTACGCCACCAGTATTGGTGGGCAAACCGTTGCTTGCGGAGGTCTGACATACAAGACTACCGGGCCGATCATCGTCAAAGATGACGTCAAATTAGATTTGCAGGGTGGCAAGATTCTGTCGGTGTTGTCCGGCATGAATGATTACGGCGTGCGCCTGCGCAACCGTGCAGAGTTGTGCAACGGCGAGATCGAAGTGCAATCCAGCGGCTCGCCTGGAAGCCAATCGGGAATTCATTCACCTGTGCTGATCGGCCCGCTGTATGGTGATGGAGGCACGGTTGCCAGTCCATCTGTGGACGCTGACATCAGCAACTGGACGCTGCGAAACCTACGCTTGCATTCCAACAAACCAAGCGGCGCTGTCGGAATTCAAATCATCGGATCGGCAAACAACGGACTGATCGAAAATATCGAGGTGCCAGATTCCTCAGTAATGTTTGGAGGTGTGCATCTAGACTGGGGCACGGTTGGCGATGTCAACTCCAGTGACGTGCCTGGAACGCGAACGCGATTTAATGCAGGCCTGGCTTACACGAGGCATCCAAACAACATTCGCATCCGAAACATCAAAATTGGCGTCATGTCGCGGCCGTTTACGACTCCCGGCACTGGTTCAGATGGAATTCGGTTTTCGGGCGTTCACAACATCACCGTCGAAAATGTGTTTGTAGAATCGGTGACGGAAAACGGCTTTTTCCATACGGCTGGCGATCTTGGATACGAGTTTGCTGATAACAGCGTCAAGGCGTTTGCACACAAAGACATTCGCGTCAGTAATTTTGAAGTGTTCATCGCCAACAAGGGGCGCGGTGCGTATATTGACTGTTTTGCGGACAACATCGCAGCGGCTGTAAGTGGGTCGGGGTATGTGCCGCTACTCGACCCGGTTTGCGAAACAAACATGGTTGTCGAGCAACTTACCACGAAGGGCGATAACACCGATACGACGCTGGAGGGTTTTCGCGTTTACAACATTCGCGGGTTGACGCTGCGAAACTGCGATGCTCAACAGCATCTCAATGGCATCCTCATTGACGCTGGCGCGGAGCGAGTGGCGGTTCTTGGTGGGCGCTATTGGCGCAACCGACAATATGGTGGCACTTTCATATCGTCGGGTACTAAGCCAGCGGACATCGTTTTCGATGGCGTTAAGTTCGATCAGAACGGGCAGGCTGCGGGCGCGTTCGCGGGGTTGCGTCTTGAATGGTGCAACCGGCCAAAAGTATACCGCTGCAAAATCGGCGCTGATGGATACGTTGCAGAGACAACGCAAGACTACGGTTTGTGGGTATTTGACAGCAGCGTTGCTGGCGCAGATATTCAAGAAAACTACGTTGCTGCCGTTGCGTCTGGCGGCTACGCTTATGTGCTGGCATCTACAAACGCTTATGGCGTGCTGTCGTTATTTTGCAACAACACTGCAGCCAGCGCCATCACAAACAAAATCGCCGGCGTCGACATCATCCCGATCAATCGGTTTTTGACTAGCGATGGCCGGAACATTGGGCACTACACCGCGCAGCGCGTAGCGTTGTCCGCAGACACAACGCCCACAGCTGGAACTTGGGAAACCGGCGACTTAATTTTCCACAGCAATCCAACTGGAAGCGACACAGGAACACGTTGCACGGCTGGCGGAACACCAGGAACGTGGGGCTTATTCTGATGCAACCGCGCCCCGCGTCTCACATCATCCGCTGGTTCCTGCGTGCCACCGGCTTCGGCGGTATCACGCTGCCGCCGTGGGGCATCTACATCCTGGCCGAGCGCATCAACGAGACGGCGCTCGTCAGGCATGAGCAGCGGCACTGGCTTCAGTATGAGATGCTCGGGGCGCGGCGGTTCTATCTGCACTACATCTGGTACACAATCCGCTACGGCTATCGGAATAATCCGATGGAGGTCGAAGCACGCGAGGCTGAACTCGGGCCTGCTTGATGGCAACTTCTCCCAACGCCACGCCAACACCGATCACTCCACCGCGAGTGCCGCTGATCGACGCACGCACGGGTCTTATTGACCGTGCGTGGTATATGTTTTTCTTGTCGCTATTTCAATCCGCGCAAATTTCCAATGATTCTCAACTTGAATCAAACGCGGAATCGTTGATTGCTTCTTATGACGCGGCGTTGCGCGCACTGGCGCAGGCGACAGAATCGCAACCGCCGCAACCTGATTGTTGCAATAGCATTGACGCAGTTCGTCAGGAAGTTCAGACAAATCCGACAACTGGCGTAGCGGAGCTGGCGCAAGAAGTTGACGCAGTTCGTCAAGAAGTTCAGACCGAGCCGGCCACAGGCGTAACGGAACTGGCGCAAGAAGTCAGCGACTTGCGTCAAGAAGTCAAAACTCTACCCCAGCCACAACTAGGTACTTTTGCTGCGCTGCAGCAAGCTAATTTGCCGTGGACGACATTCAACACGACGCCAGAAAATGTACCGACTGACATAGGTACAACGTCATGGGACGGCGGCGCGACGCTGGGCATTCAGATGACCGCTAGTGTGCTGCAGCGCGTCGGTGAGTCTGAATACGTTTACGTCAAAGCGTCTTCGGCCATTACCAAAGGCCAGTTGTGCTATCACACAGGCGCTGTTGGTTCATCAGGCGTCATCACGGCAGCACCTACACCTTTGGCATTGGCGGATCCGAATCAGATCGTAGGCGTGGCCGCTGAGACTATTGCGCTGAACGGCTTTGGCCTCATCCAGATAAGCGGCGTTTTGCGTGGGTTCAACACTACCGGCAGTAGTGTTGGTGAGGTGTGGGCTGACGGCGATGCGCTGTATTACAACCCCGCGTTTGTTGGCAGCATGACGAAGGTCAAGCCGTTAGCGCCAAATCAAAAATCATACATCGGCGAAGTCATCAACGCTGGATCAGGTGGGTCTGGATCGATGCACGTTCGCATCGTTCCTGGGTCAGTCCTTGGGGGCACAGATAGTAACGTCGAGATCATCAGCGTAGCGGCTAATGATCTTCTGGTTTACGACAGCACAGATCAGCGGTGGGAAAATAAACAGCCGACTGATATTTTCAACATCGCAGGATTGTTGGCTAATTCTGTCTTGTATCTCAACGCCAGCAAGATAGTCACGACAAGCACGTCGCTGACATTTGACGGCACCGGGCTGGGGATTGGGACGAGTTCCCCTGCAAGTAAATTGCATGTTTCAAACACTGCTGCTGCCACTCGCATCACGATTACTGACGATGTTGCGAATGGTCGTTCTGGGTACATTGAGTCAAACTTCAGCGATGCGCTAGTCATTGGCACTACCTCTGGTGTTCGCGGGATTCGATTCTCGCCTGATAACACGGCTCGTATGTATCTTGATACTGTTGGCAACCTCGGGATTGGGACGAGTTCGCCGAGCTACAAATTAGACATTTCTGCCCCCAACGATTCAACGGCACGAGTGCGGTTGGCTACGACGACGGGATACAACATATTTTGGAGTCAGAACACAAGCGGCGGCACATGGGTTGGCACAGAAGGGTCTGCTGGCGGTAGCTTGATGAGTGGAACGCCCGCATGGGCTTCGGTAATAACCAGCACAGCCGCTGCTCCGATTTGCTTCGGCACAAACACCGCAGAGCGCATGCGCCTCACAGCCACTGGCAACCAAATTTTTTTTCAGCCCGCAGAATCTGCGCAAAACACATCCGTCACTCTGACGGTCGCCAACCTCCAAACGCGAGTTATTACCAGCAACGCGGTTGTTACTTTGACCCTGCCGACGGGGACTGACTTGGAAGGCTACACGGCAAGTATGGCAACGGATACCGCGTTTGAATGCACCTTTATAGCCACCACTGCAAACGCCATCACCATTGCGGCAAACGGTAACACCACGGTGGGTAACCTGACCGTCTCGGGTAACACATCAGGCACGTTCCGATTTCGCAGAACCGCTCTCAACACGTTCACGGTATACCGTGTTGCCTAACCACAAGGACTCATCATGACCGTCACCGTCAAAGTTCTCGTCCCTGCCAAGACGGCAGAGAACGCCCAGACCACGCAATACACCGCTGCGGGCGTGACCACGATCATCGACAAGTTCACCGCGACGAACTACAGCGCCAGCGCTGCGACGATCAGCGTGAACTTGGTCAACCCGTCCGGCTCGGCCAGCAACGACAACCTGATCGTCAAAACCAAGACACTGCAGGCTGGCGAAACGTACACGTTTCCGGAACTGGTGGGTGCAGCCCTTGCGCCCAGCGGGTTCATCTCTACAATCGCCGGCACGGCTTCTGCCATCAACATCCGCGCAAGCGGGCGCGAGGTAACGTGATCGTTCGGGCAGCCACTGCGGAAGACTTACCCCAGTACATCGAACTGGCGCGGATGTTCCACGCCGCGTCACCGATGCACAACGTCATCCCGTTCGATGACGAAGGGTACTCGCAGTTCTACCTCGGCGCGATTGACACGCCGACCGTGGGTGTTTGGCTGGCCGAGATTGAAGGCGAGATTGTCGGAATCGCGGGCGCGCTTTTGTACCCCATGTACTTCAGCCCTGGCACGCTGGTGGCGCAAGAGTTGTGGTGGTGGCTGACGCCGAAGTCTAGAGGCAGCGGCGCAGGCGCCAAGATGTTCAAGCACATCGAAAGTTGGGCCAAGGACAACGGTGCGGCGGCGGTCTTTATGATCGCGTTGGAAGACTCAAGGGCTAAGAAGATGGAACATCTTTACGCCCGCGCCGGCTTCCGTCCGATGGAACGCACGTTTATCAAAGAGGTGCCATCATGGCAATAGGAACCGGCGCGGCGATTCTTGGGTCAGCCGTTTTAGGAGGGCTTGCTTCGAGAAGCGCAGCGAAGACGCAAGCGGGCGCGGCGCAGTCCGCCGCCGACGCACAACTGCAGGCAAGCCGCGAGGCCAACGCGCTGCAACAGCGCATCTACGAAGAGAACGTCGCTCGTCAGCAGCCGTTCTTGCAGACCGGCACTGAGTTCTTCAATCGACTGGCGGCGCTGCAGCGTGGTGGCCCAGACGCGGCGCAGCAGTTCCTGCAGATGGACCCCGGCTACGGGTTTCGCATGAGTGAAGGACTGAAGGCGCTGGAGCGCAGCGCAGCCGCGCGCGGTGGCCTGATGAGCGGTGCAACTGGCAAAGCGTTGCAGCGGTACGGCCAAGACCTTGGGTCGCAAGAGTACAGCGCCGCGTATGGTCGGCTGGCAGGGCTGGCCGACGTTGGCCCACGCGCTGCGGGCATCATGTCGGGCCTGGGTGAGCGCTACGGTCAGACCGCAGGCCAGAACCTGATGGCTGGCGGCCAAGCGGCTGCCCAGGGCATGTTGGGCGCAGGCGCAGCACGGGCTTCGGGCTACATGGGTACGGCCAACGCGCTGACCGGAGCACTGGGGCAGTACCTCAACTACAACCAGAACCAGCAGCTACTCAATCGTCTGTTGCCGTCTGGTGGCGGCGGGGGATCGCCAATCGTGCCCATCTCCCCCTATCAACCTTGATTGAGGATCAACATGGCACTCGATCCAGTCATCGCCGGGGGCTTCCGAGGGCTGCAGTTGCAAGACCCTCTGGAGCAGTACGCCCGCGTCAGCCAAATCCAGCAGGCCCAGCAGCAGAACCAGTTGGCCGCGCTGAAGATGCAAGAGTACCAGCGCGAGGTTGAGCAGCAGAACAGGCTGCGCAGTTTGAACCCCAGCGCCTCGTCGTACATTTCCGACGTTATGCAGATCGATCCAAGGCTCGGGTCTGAACTGCAACTGCGGTCCAAACAGCAGACCGCCGCTGAACGCGCGGCGGCCGCATCGGAAGCCGAAGGCCGCGCCAGAAATCTGTCCTTCTGGCAAGGGCTAGCCCGCGATTCTTCGCGTACGCCAACCGACGATGTGGTGGCCGGCCTTGCACGCCGCGCTGTTGAACTGGGGGTTACAGACGAAGACACGGCATCGTCGCGGTTGCAGCAGCTTTTGGCTATGCCGCCTGAGCAACGCTCGCAAGTGCTGGCTCAGTACGGCGCCCCTGCTGCAGCACCGCCAGCCGCCCCGGCTACGCCGGCCGACGTGGCCACAATGCAAGCTCTTGGCTTCCCGCTTACGCAGCAAGGGTACGAACAGTTTCGCGCCGCGCAGCGCCAGCCGCCGACGTATACGCCCTCTCCTGACATGCAAGGCTACGAGTTGGCCAAGAGCGAAGGATACAAAGGCACGTTCTTTGACTACCAGCGTCAGTTGGCCGAGGCAAAACGCCCGCCCGCGCAGCCGAAGAGCCCTGGCGCTCCGGTAGCTGTCATTGATCCAGCCACCAACAAGACCATCTTTGTCACGCCCGAAGAGGCACTGACTCGCCGCATGACCCCGGCGTCGGCCGGCGAAGGGTTGTCGCCTAAGGAAATTCAGAAGCGGGAGGCGTCGTATCCCAAGACGACCGCGGCGCTGCGCAGCTTTGAGACGCAAGCGGATACGCTTGTCAAGAACTTGACCAAGCTGCGGGATCACCCAGGGCTGTCTGGTATTACCGGCATCATATACGGCCGCACGCCCGCCATTACTGCGGAAGCTCGTAGCGCCAAGGCCGACCTGGACAACATCTTGGCGCGTGGTGGTTTTGCTGAACTGGCTGCCATGCGACAGGCGTCGCCTACCGGCGGCGCGCTTGGCAACATCTCCAACCAGGAAGTCAAGTATCTGCGCGACGCGTTTGGCGCGCTTGACACGGTGCAGGACACCGACACGTTCAAGCAAAAGATCGACGATGTCATCGCGCAGTTGACGACGTCCAAGCGCAACGTCCGCGAAGAGTACGACAACACCTACGAGTACCGCACCTCTCGCGGCGGCGCGCCTGCGGCGCCTCCAGGGCTATCGCCGGAAGACAAACAGGCGTTAGACTGGGCGAACAGCAACCCCAAAGATCCCCGCGCAGCGCAGATCAAAAAACGCTTGGGGATGTAAAGCATGGCCGCTTTCGATCCTGACGCCTACCTGGCAAAAGCTGCACCGAAGCCCGCGCCGGCGCCGGCCGCATTTGACCCGGACGCCTACCTGCAGTCCAAAGCCCCGCCGCCTCCCGGCATGCGGGCGGTCAA